AGGCCATGCCTTGATAAATGCCATCTTCCATTCTCCTTATCGAAATCAAGACACGATGGGGTGGGGGGCCGGTGCTATACCAACCCCCCAATGTGTCAGGACTTCATCGGACAAAGACCCTGATTAGGTCTCGTCGTCAATCGCACCCTCTACCTTGTACTCGACAATCATCCGGATCGTTCCGGACGTGGCATTGCAGTCCGCGTCCATGATCTTCACGTCGATGGTGTCTGCGGCAGTGTATTCCTTGCCGATGTAGTACGCCGAGAAGGTGGCGGTTTTCAGGCAGGAGATACCGGCGGCGGTAATGTTGAGGCCGTCAATCCACCCGTTCGTGTCGTCGCCGTCCCCGACATCCATCGTGGGAGAACCCGCGCTGGCGAGGTCGGTCCACTGCACGTTGATGTCGATGATCTGCGCCCCCTTCGGGACGGGAACCATCTCGATCACATCATTCTGCGCCAGAGCCGTTGCGTCGCCACCCGAAGCGGCAAGCGTAAACAGCCCATACCGAGAAAGAACGATCCCGGCAGGACAGGTGGCGTCAGGGCGCACTCCAGCAATAACAGCAGTCGTCTGGTAGGTAGCCATGATTACACCTCCTTAGCTGTTGGGATCGTCGCAGTAGGTATCAACTGCGATCACGCCGAAGTCTTTGGAATTGAAAACGGCCTTCTTGACGGCGTAGATGGCACCGGCGGTAATGGCAAGGGCGTTGCCACGGTCGTCCTTTTCCTCGTTCCACGAATAGCGTCCCGGTCCACCGCCACCGCCCCAGGCAATCATTCCCGCCTGTGCACCGAGGAACAGGGCGCGGGCCGCCGTCAGGTTGCCACCGGAACCGTAGGTGCTGAACCGCACCACGTTCCGGTGCTTGTGCAGAATCACCCCGGCATACTCACCGAGGGAGTTCTTGTAGATGATGGAATCCTTCCCGTCCGTGTTCTTGTGGATGTCCACCCAATCGTTCTCCGAAACCGCGTTCCGAAGGTCGTAGGCTTGCCACGTGTGCATGAGAAGGATGTGCTTGTTTTCCCCGCCGATCTTGATGGGCTGAATCATGGGGTCGGTCGTCTCTGCCTTGGCAACAAGGCGTTCGATGATCGACAGTTCCATGGTGTCGCCGGTCTCGATGGTGGCGGACGAAGTGGCGTCTCCACCGTAGATGATGTGATCGGAGTCGGGCGAAGAAAGGCTGTTGTTGGCCCGACCGGTCCAGGACGTTCCGACATGATGACCGGTCGCAACGCCACGCGCACCGGACAGGTAGAAGAAGCACTGCTCGTCGTAGTCCTCCGCGAACCAGACTGCGAGGGCGTCCCGACCCTCTTTTCTCATGTCGTAAGGCACGCGCTGTTCAGACATTTTGCCCTTGCTCTTGGTTCCTTTTCGCCTCTGGTCGATGTAAAGCGAATCGGAATAGAAGCTAAGAGCCTCTTCCGCGCTGGTCCCTTCGATGGTGTTGTCACCCTCGATACCGTCACCGGAAAGTTTCATACGAAGGGCAACCGTGATCTTGTCACCGGCCTGTTTCGACAGTTCGGTTTTGACTTTAATGATCGCGTCGTCGCCCGAACCCATGAACTTGCGGAAATAAACATACTTTTCCGCTTCCACCGCAAGCGACGTACTCCATCGCTGTACGGCAAGTGCATTGCCAAGGGCAAATTCTGTAGAAGCCATCGTTTCCTCCTAAAATTGCGTTAGTTTCCGAATACTTCCCGCTTCAATGGTGTGCTGTAACGTCGCAACGAACGATGGCTACCGGTTAACGTGGGGTAGTGCCACGGGGTCTGCGGTTTTTACGGGTCCGCAATCCCGATATTTCAGCCGCCAAGGGCCGCTCTCTGGTCCTCGGCACTCAAATTCGCAAACTCCTTTTCATTCAACATGGACTTGCCGATGTCCTTTTCACCGCTGGAACCCGGAACCTCGCCAAGCGACACGAACTGCTTCTTCCCGCCGTCACGGAATTTCGCCATCAATTCCGCCGTCACCTGTTCCCGAATCTTCGGCTCAAGTTCCTTCGTGATGGCATCCCGCATCGCCGCCTCGTCGGGGGCGGCATTGACCTTCTCGCGGAAGTTGTGAATCATCTCGATAAGGTTCACCGCACCGTGTCCAAGCAACACGGGGGTCTGCGACCAGGGGGGCATGAATTGAGTCCGGGGGTCGGTGAGGGCCGCGAGGGTCTTGTCATCCATTCCGTTGTCGATGGCGAAGGTGGTGAGTTTCCGGTTGAAATCGGGATTGTGGATGTTGGGAATGGCGGCAACCATGCGGTTCATGCTTTCACGCACTACCCGCTCGTTGCTCTGCTTGAGGGTCGATTCGTGACGCTGACGTTCCAGATTTTCCGTCTTGTCACGGAGGTACTTGTTGAAGGCCGTGGGATCTTCTTCGGCAAGCGTATCTTCCTCTTCGCGGGACAGTTGCTTGAACGGTGCGCGTCCCGCCGTGGACTGCTGAAGTTCCGTTACCTGTTTCCGAAGTGCCTCGTTTTCTTCCTGAAGGTCTTTGCGCCGCTGACGCTCTTCCGTCAACGCGCCCTTGGGGACAAATCCCTTCGGGGGTTTGCCTTCCGGTTTTGCTTCGGCCCTCTCCTCGGCTTTCTCCTCCGACTTGGCCTCGGCCTTTTCCTCTGGTTTCTTCTCCGCTTCCGCCGCTTTCTCTGCCGGTTTCGTCTCCTCCGTCTTGGCCTCTGTCGGGGTCTCGCCCCCCTCATCGTGACCCATCAGTTCCGCCTCGCTCGGTGCGGCTTCACCGCCGAGGACTTCCAGGCCCGCGTTGTTCACAACTTCCGTCCCGAGGATTTCTCCTTCCTGCGGAATAACGGGCATTCCCCTTGCTTCATCTCCCATGTGACGCTCCTTTTACGTCCTGCGCGGACGCTCCGTTGGGTATCGGGTAACGGTCCCCGGATTTGGAGTCTTTCCGCCGACTCCGGGCGAATAAAAAAGCCCGACCGGTGCCATTGCTGACAACCAATCGGGCTTTCGTAGTCCTCGTATTGGGGGGGTATTAAGTTGTGTTACTTCTCGTCTATTTTGATGCTGATTTCCTGAATCCGTATCATGCGGAGGTCTGGTTTGTTTTCGTGGACCGCGTTAAACCAGAGTCCGTGTTTGGTACAGATTGCCTCGATTTCACGTTGGATTTTCAGGGCGGTTTCCCTGTTCATCAGATTCCCGCCCCCGGTGCGTCCGGGAATATGTCGTCAAAGTTCTTCCGGTAATTGTCGATGTCCCGCTCATCCTTGAACCGGTAAGTGTTCCACAGAAAGTTCCGACCGCTCGGCAACTCCCGCTGACTGCGGAAGTGCTGGTCTATCTTACTGTCCAGGGCCGCTTCCTGCCCCGGCGTTATCCCCGGTAGTTCTCGCGCCTTCTTCATTGGCCCCCCTTGCTATCTTCGCCAGTTCTGCACCGGTCTTAATTGCTTCAAGGTTAATCTTGTTCTCTGCCGCCTTCGCCTTCATCTTGGCGATCTCCGTCTCAATCATGGCGACCTTCGCCTTGTGGCCTTCCTTGGCAATCTGAAGTCCGAGTTTCTTGTGTTCCAACTCGTCGCCAAGCGGCTTACCGGCAACGTCGCTAAGAATCTTCTGGATTTCAGCCTTCAGCTTTTCGAGTTGCAGTTGCTTCTCCTGCATCGTAAGCTGTGCCATCTGCTGATTGAACTGTGCCGACGCTTCCGCCGCCTGTTGCTGTTGCTGTAAAGCCTGAACCGCCTTCTGCTTCAACTCCTCCGGCGACATATCTTCTTCGTTCGGATCAAGCCCCATCATGGGCTTCAGCTTGGCAAGCAACTGGTCCTTGTTCGGGAGATTCGACATCTCAAAGGCGAGGCTAAGAAGGTGCGGTACGGTCTCCGGCGGAACCCTCTTGACCCATTCCAGAATCAGGTTAAGGTTCTGCTCCCTCACCGTGTCGGTAAGCGGGGCTTCGGAGATAATGACATCGAACCGGCCCTGCGTTACGTTGTTCACCTTCAGCACGGACCCGTCAGGCTTGCGGGTTATCTCATTCAGGACAACGAACCGCTCCGCGCCCGTCAGCCTGTCCGTGACCCGCAACACCTTCTCCCGGTCCCACAAAGACTGAATGGACGAAACAATCTGCGTACCCAGGCACTTGAGCGACCGCCGGAGATTGGCGAACAGCGGGGCGGTAATCGTCGCCCCCTGCGTCTGCCGGAGTCCAATCGCACGACCGGATACCGCGTTCGACTCGTACCCCATGGATTCCGCGTTGGCACCGGAGATTTGCTGAATCTCGTTCTCGCTCTGGCTCATCAGGGAGATTTGGGCCTGTGCGAGTGCGGTCTGTTCCTCAATCTTGATTTTCTGGCCCGCCATCCCGCCCGACTTCACCACCATGAAGCCGTCGAGTTTGTTCGCCTCGTCGTGCAACGCCTGAAGCTGTTCCTGCGAGTCCACGACATCTTCTTCAACCGTCACCCGCCGCGAGGAAATCAGCGCAAGGGCCATCGACCGGCGTTTGTTAACCTCGATGTTCTGACCCCGAATCTGCCTCGGAACCCCGTATGGGAAATTGAACCTGTCCGTGTACCCGACAAACGGAACGAAAGGGAACATATCGTGCTGAAAGGGCGTGTCCCGGCGGTCCAACTCCACGTCGCCCACAAACACCGCCACCTTCATCTTCCGCACAATCGTCTTGACAACTTCCTGTGCAGACTTGACAATCTCGTACTGCTCCTGCACGGACGTGTCCGGGCGAATCTCGTACACCCGACCGTCCGAAAAGACGGCAAACAACCCCTCCTCGTACTGCGTGTACCACATCTCCACGGGGCGGACCCTCTTACGATGCCCGTCAGCCCAACGCATCCCCGTCCCGCTCGTCAGGTATTCCTCGACGTAATCCGCCTCGTCCGTGTTCGGCCCCGTCTCGTAAACCTGTCCGACGCTCTCCTTGTAAAATTCCTCGATGTCCTTCTTGAATTCGGGATAGATGGCCTTCAAGTCCTCAACGTCTATCCAGGGCTGATGGAACACGTATCGGCACCCGCTCGACTCAATCCACGGGGAGGCGTAGGGGTCCCAATACATTTCCTTCCAGTTCCGGTATGCGACCTTGATTTTCTCGTAGCGGGGGTCGGCGTTCGGCAACACGGCGAGGAAGTCCACGCCCGGAACAAGCGCACCCATGAACGCCCGCGCAATAAGAAACTCCCCGTTGTACTGATCGAGGACGTACTGAATCCCCTCCGACATCACCTGTGAAATTTCCTGATCCTTGTGCGTCCTCCCCTTGGCGATGATGCTCAACTTGTTCGTGAGATGCGTACCGAGGATGAGGTTGATCGTCGGGAACGTCCGGTTGATCGTGATGGGGTCTATCCCCGCGTTCTGCGCCTTGACGGTATCCTCATCCGACCATTGCGCCCCGTCCGTCATCTCGCAGTCCCGCCAGGATTCCTCCCGCCAATCCGCCGATACCAAACGGGCCTCCCGTACCCATTGCTGCATCGTCTTGTTGTCGATCTTGTCGGACTTTTCGGCCATTTAGTGCATTATCCGCCTTGCAATGGGGGAACGTGCGGTTCCCGTTGTACGGTTTGGGACAAACCCAAGGTTCTTGCCGGAATTGAAATTGTGTGCCACGGCACAGGTTATGTAAGCGTCTGTCGGGTCACTCGCCCAATCGTGAAGCGGGTCATCCTTGTAGGTCTCCAACCGGGGGTCCCACTCTCTCCTGTAACTCTCAAGCGCACGGATGCCCTCAGCGCATTTCTCCTCGTCAAACCACGACACGCGGAGAAGGGTTCTCGCGGCGGCTATCTGGTCGAGTTTGCCGAGTTTCTTTGCAACCTGAAAAATGAACCCGCTTTGTTCACGGGCAAGTTGTACATAGGTTTTGGCAATGAATTTTTCCCGCTGGTTTGCGTCATGCGGTGCGAAATGATCCCCATATTTGTACCCACGCTGTCGCAGGATGTCTGCATAGTGCGGGAAACCACGGTCATGGCTCTTGTAAAAGTCGATGAAGTTAATCTTCTGCCCGACAGTCTGCGTGAACCATATCGCCGTGCAGTCATCCAATCCAAGATCCCACCACGTATCCACCGGCAACTGCGTGTCGTAAGGTACGGACGTAATCCGCCCCTCTTTGTAAATCTGCTCAAATTCGTGGGAGAAGTAGGTGCCTTCGATGATGCGCTCGAACGCTTCCGCCGTGGTGGAGGGGTGTTCCCGCTTGATAAGGTTCCCCTGAATCTCCCACTTCTTCGCGTACCAAGCCATCTGCGCCGGGGTGGTTTTGATTCCCATGCCTTCCAGCTTGGCGAAGTAGTCCTTCATCTTGGACTCAATCACCACGCCGTAGGGGTCGATGGAGTTTCCCGGCTTCCGATACCAGGGAAAGAAGAACAGCTTGAAATCCAACGGCGTGAGTTTCAGCCGCCGAAGCAACTTCTTCTCCGCTTCCTGGCAGTAATCGTAGAAGTACCCGTGGTCTCCCTCTGCGGTGGACTCCACGAATACAATCTGTCCGGGGTGGATGGTGTTGAAGGCACCGGAAACAATTTCATCCGCTTTCTCTGGATACCGGCGACAAATCTTACCGAATTCCGAAACGTGAAGAATCTGGTTGGTTGACGACCTGAGGGAGGTTCCTACCCGGATGATGGAGTTGTTATTGAAAGACAACTCCCGTGCGCTCTGCGACTGCGCCGGTCTTTCCGCCTTGAACCAATCGGGAAGATTGTCATAGGCGTACTTGACTTTCTT